GTCTTGGTATAAAGAAAAGACTATCTAAGAAAAAACAAAACGACCCTAACACTCCCAACAATCTATCAAGAAAAAGATGGAAATGTGCTGGAGCAAAATCTAAGAGAAAGTAATGGCTACTAAAAAAGATGCTTGTTATAACAAAGTAAAATCAAGATACAAAGTTTGGCCATCTGCTTATGCTAGCGGAGCTTTGGTTAAGTGCCGTAAAGTTGGCGCTAAAAACTGGGGTAACTCAGTTAAAAAAGCAACAGGCGGAGAGGTAACTTTTGTTGAAGCTAAAGGTTTTAACAATATGCTTCCAGGTAAACGTAAAAAAACTAAATTAAGCTAATGGCTAAAAACCCTTTAAAAACTTGGTTTGAGCAAAACGACGGCAAAGGCTGGATTGACTGTAAAACAGGCAAGCCTTGCGGAAGAAAAAAAGGAGAGAAAAGAAAAAGCTATCCTGCTTGCAGACCAACAAAAGCTCAATGTACATCAGCAGCCGAAAAAAAAACTAGCTCTAAAAGAATTAGTTGGAAAGACGGCAGAGTAAAAAAATCAAAAGGTGATGTCGCAGAAATTAGAATTGCTAAAGGATGTGGTAAAGTAATGAACAATAGAAGAAAGAAAACTAAATTTTATTAGGAGCAACAAATGTTTAAGAAAACTAAAGGCTACGCAATGGGCGGTTCTGTAAAAGGAACTAAGTACATGTCTAAAGGCGGCGCTATGAAAGGTACCAAATACATGTCTAAAGGCGGCGCTATGAAAGGTACCAAATACATGTCTAAAGGCGGCGCTATGAAAGGTACCAAATATATGGCTAAAGGCGGCAAAGTTTAATTTGCACCTTGCATGTCATATTTAATTTCTAACATACCCCAGTTTAAATGTTGGGTAAGAAAAGAATTTACAGCAAATCATAGCAACTATCACGGAGAGTATTTACATGCTCTTGTTATAGCTGTTAATACAATTCCAGACAGATCTTTATCTTTTCAGGTAGTATTTACTGGATGCGAAATTGATAATGAAGAAGACGCACCAAACGTTCATGGTGGCGCTATGTGGGCAAGAATGCCAATACAGGCTTTAATAGCAGACATTCCGCTACAAGAATGGCCAACGCCAATGGAAGATCACCTAGCTCAGCCCTGGGATTGCTTAAGCCACGAGCACTCTGTTGTAGTTATGGACAGGGTAAGCTCATCTCCTTGGCTATGCAAAATAGGAAAAAAATTTTATACAGGAAAATATTTATTTACTGTAGACTATACAGATAATTCTATAGCAGATGACCCAGCTCAACATAAGCAGTCACATGTGCTATATTTAACAGATGCTGGTGAATATACTGGCAATTTTGTAGCTTTACCAAATAATAGGGTAAGAGCAACAAACCCTGCTTTATGGCGTGTGGGCGAGGGAGCACCAGACTTTATGCCTTCTCAATGGACGCATTCAGCAGAACAACATGAGAGCTATATGGATCCAAATGTAACATTTAACAATCTATACGCTCCAGAGGATTAATTATGGCACTTTCAGGCAGTACAAATTTTGAACCAAACGTAGCTGAGTTCGTAGAAGAAGCATTTGAACGATGTGGCTTAGAACTTAGAACTGGTTATGATTTAAAAACAGCAAAAAGATCTATTAATTTTATGTTGGCTGAGTGGGCTAATAGAGGTTTAAATCAATGGACTATTGAGCAAACCAATCAAACTGTAACTCAAGGGCAGTCTAATTACACTTTAAATTCAAACGTAATTGATATTTTAGATGTTGTATTAAGACGTACAACTAATAATGTGCAAACAGACATTTCAATTGACAGGCTAAGTAGAAGTTCTTATTTAAATATTCCAAACAAAGACACTCAAGCAATGCCATCTCAGTGGTTTTTAGACAAATTAACAGACCCAGTCTTAAAAGTTTGGCCTACGCCAGACAACTCAACCGATATTTTAGTTTTTAATAAATTGGTCAGAATGGATGATGCAGACTCTGGAACCAATACATTGGATATGCCTTTTAGGTTTTATCCTTGTTTTGCAGCAGGTCTTGCCTACTACATCGCTATTAAAAGAGCTCCAGAAAAAGTTCAGCTTTTGAAACAAGCTTACGAAGAAGAGTTTGAAAGAGCCATGTCTACAGACGAAGACAAGGCATCATTTAGAATAAGACCTTTTAGCAGTTTAAGGTAATATGTCATACGCATCAGGTAAATTTGCAGTAGGTTTGTGCGACAGATGTGCGTTTGAATACCCGTTATTAGATTTAAAAAAAGAATGGACTGGATTTAAAGTTTGCAACGAATGCTGGGAACCAAAACACCCTCAGCTAGAGCCACATACAGCTCCTGCTGATCCTCAAGCACTTTATGAGCCAAGACCAAATACAGATTTTGAGCTAGGCGAAGGATATGTGGTTGTTACTGTTAGCAATATCTACATTCCTTCATTTATGAATGATTCAATTATAGGAACAAATTTTACAGTCTCCGAAATGACAGGTGTTGTTGGAGAGGTTACAATTACAACATCATGACTTTAGCTGAATTAACAACATTAATACAAAATTATACTCAGAATGATGAAGCAACATTTACGAGCACAATAAATGATTTTATTGAAACATCTGAAGAAAGACTATTTGAATTAGTTCAATTTGATTTTTTTAGAAAAAACGTTACTGGGCATTTAACTACTGGCAATACATATCTTACAGCTCCGTCAGATTTTCAACTAAGTTTTTCTTTGGCTGTTATTGATGGAAATGGGGATTATCATTATTTAGATAAAAAACATACTAGCTTTATGCGTGAATATGACCCAGATCCAACAGCAACATCAGAAAGAGGAAGGCCTAAATATTATGCAGATTTTGATAAAGAACTGTCTACAGGCTCAGACAATGGATCTACTTTAATTGTCTCTCCTGTTCCAGACCAAGACTATGACGTTGAGTTGCATTATCTTTACAAACCCTCCAGCTTAACATCTCAAACCTCTGGTACTTGGTTATCTGAAAATGCTTCCAATGCTTTGCTTTATGGAAGTTTAGTAGAAGCATACATATTTATGAAAGGCGATCCAGAAATGATGTCTTTATACCAATCTAGGTTTTCAGAAGAAATTGCAAGATTAAAAAACATGGCAGAAGCTAGGGGAAGAAGAGACGAATATAGATATGATTCATTAAGGACGCAAATTACTTAATAATTTTTTTAAAAAAGGAGAAGATATGAAACCAATCAAAAAACTTGAAGGTAAAACTGTAGCTATTGTCGGCATGGGCAAAAGCTGGTTTGACTATAACTTAGCAAAATCACATGGATCACACTTTGATGAAGTGTGGGCTATCAATGCAGTAGCCTCTGTGATTTACCATGACAGAGTCTTTATGATGGATCCAGCGTCCAGGTTTTTAGATACTGATGATGCAGGCGGTCAAACGAACAGCATGTCAAAACTTTTAACTGAGCATCAAGGGCCTATTTACACATGTGAATTAGATGATCGTTGTCCTGGCCTTGTTGATTACCCAATCGATGAAGTGCTAGGCGCATGTGGATCTCACTACCTAAACAATACCGTTGCTTACGCAGTAGCTTTTGCTTTGTGGAACAAGGTTGGAAAAATTAAAATGTTTGGAATTGATTTTAGCTACCAAGGCAATTTGCATTTTGCTGAAGCAGGCAGAGCTTCTGTAGAGTTTTGGTTGAGCAAAGCTATGTTTAATGGCATTCAGGTTGAAGTTGCTGCAACAAGTTATTTGCTTGATACAGCTGTTCCTGCTCATGAAAAACTTTATGGCTACCATCGTTTAGATGATCCGTTGGTTGTTATACCAAACGAAAAAGGAATTTTAACAACAAAGAAAAAAAGCCAAGTGCAACAATTTAAACAAGAACAAGAACCTGTTTTAATTGACAAGCATGACAGTCACCTTAAAAAAAATAAAGTAGGAGAACCTAACAAATGGTAATGAGTTATAAAGCTGGACCCGAGCTAGGGATAATTGAAGTTTATACAACAAATGAGGGTGGCCATCCAGTTGATTTTTGGGCAAAGAGGTGTATTGAAAGAATAATAGTTGTAAGCGAAGATGCTCCAGAAAATGTTAAAAAACAGATAAATGACTTTAAAAACAATATTGAGAAAGTTATTGAACAATATATGCAAAATGCTATAAAATCTGATAGGATTACAATTAATAATCAATTAGATAAAGCAGGTTTAAAAGAAGCTGCTGATTTAATTAGGAAACTATAATATTATGGCTATTGCATCAACACTTACAACAAGTTTTAAAAAACAGCTTTTAACAGCAACGCATAATTTTGCCACTGGCGGCAACTCTTTTAAACTAGCCTTGTACACTTCTTCAGCTACTCTAGGAGCTACAACCACTTCGTTTACTACTACAGGTCAAGCAAGTGGAACCAACTATACTTCAGGTGGAGCAGCTTTAACAAACGTAACG